TTACTCTGGAGTAAGAATAGCGTTCCCGCCGCCCCCAGATTCTTTGCCCCCGCGTGTTAGCTGAACGCTCATCGGCCGTCGATCCTGGCCCGTCATCAGCCAGACGTAATCGACTCCCGTCCGGTCGGCGATTAGTTGGCATAGCTCCGGATACTCACGGGGACGGTGACCCCCCAGCTCCCACCCGCGCCATGATTGCGGCTTAATTCCGCAGGCCAAGGCCGCTTCCTTGATGTTCCATCCCATCTGATGCCGGATCGCAGCGAGGCGTGAAGCAAAGGTGCTCAGATCCGGAACCCAATCGGTGTGCACTGTCATGTTGAGTACTCAACACTTTTCGGGAATATCGCGCAAGTCGTGCGTGAAGTGACACGCCGAGTGATTGAACAATCTTTTGGTGCTTGACACTAAATATCACCCATGTAATTCTCTCCGCATGACGAAGTTGGTGTTACTCACCACATCACAGATCGCAGATCAACTACAGGTGGACCCTTCTACCGTTCGCAAGTGGGTGGCCAAGGGCCTACTCAAGGCGGTGACGCTTCCTGGTGGTCATCACCGGTTCCGCCAAGAGGACATCGAGGCCCTGCTCGCTGAGGCTGCCTCGTGAGCGCCCTGTCTCACCCCGCCGACGAGCGCCGCATACGCGAGATCGTGCGGGAGGAGCTAGCCGGTCTCAAGGGCGGCGATGCGGGCCTCAAGACCTCGGGCATACGCCTCAAGCTCGATGAACTGCTCAATGAGCCGAGCCGTCTTGCTCGCCAGCTCGACGTGCCCCATGAGGGCGAGTCCGACCATGCGTTCACGCGTCGCGTCATCGAGAGCGCCCTCGACCGATTCGTCGGGCGTGAGGTGGTCGGCGATCATGTTTTCTGAGCGCGACGCTGCTCTCCCAAGCCTCGGGTATGTCCAGCTCAGCCCAAACATTCCCCACAACAAACTCCTTACGTTGCACGGGCGCTAACCCGTTATGTGACCGGCGCGTTCCTTACCGCGTTCCGGTGGTTGCAGCGTAAGGCGGTGACCCGACGCGCCGCGGAATCCGGGACGCGGCCGTCGGGCACCACACAAGGTGGTGCGCGATGAGTGCCGCCAACGAACGCTCGATCGGCCAAGAGCTGGTGCGGATCATCCGTGATGAGATCCGCGCCTACGACGAACGCAAGGACGAGGCGGTGCGGCTGCGCAAGGTCGCTGACCAGGCGGTCGCCGAGGCTGAGCGGGCCGCCAAGGCGGCGCGTGAGTCAAAGCCGAATTCCATCGGTGGCGATCTGAACGCGCAGGCCATCGACACACTCTTCGAGCGTCAGCAGAAGCCGCTTGTGGACTTCACTACCACCGCCAGTGCCGCCTCTGTCGCTGACGGGCTTGGTGCATGGCAGCCGCGCAGCACAGGGGAGAACCCGCCACGTCGCCGATGGTGGCGCAAGAAGCGCTGAATCGTCGTATCTGACAACTGAATAGGAAAACCCCGACGGCGGGCTCGCTCGCCAAAGTTCACCCGCCGCCGGGGCCTCTACAACCAGCCTAAAGGAGGCCGGTCATGTCCCACCGTATCCAAGTACCCATTGCGCGCGTCGAGGGTGTCCGCACCGCGATCATGCGGCACGCATTCTGGACCGTCGCGTTTCTCGCTCTCGTGTACGCGCTGGCCGCCCTGTCCAACCACCAATACACGCAATTCGTCGTAGTGATGGCGCTGTTCGGCGTTGCAGTGGGGATTGATCTTCGTGTGCACCGTCGCGGGCGATACCGCGACCGGTCGGCCGTGCTACTGCTGATCGCCTTCGTGGCCATCGTCGTCACGGGCGTATTCGCGCAGGTGGGGGTGACCGCGTGACAACCGACACCACGCCAAACGTGTTGAACCTCAACAACGTTATCGACAAGGTGACCGGCGCCATGGACGCGCTAAAAGAGACCGCCGAGGCTGCGGGCGTCGACTTGAGTGACGATATGCCGCACCTCGAACGCGAGCTGGACCGGTTCTTCGCTACGCGCCATACCGAGCGTGACGCGGCCAGCGCCGCACTCAAGGGCGGTGCGTGATGCCTGAGCCGACAAGGGCGTTGCTCCAAATGGCTGGTGAACTCGCCGACCAACTGGAATCGGTATCGCAGGAAATTGATTCATTCAGCGCGGGTTTCACCGCTGCGTCGCGCCCGTGGAGTCCGGACGGATTACGTGGATACGTGGCCAAGTGGACCGCCGTTCTCGATGAGAGAGACGCGCTGACCGAGCAGCTGACGCAGTGCATCGCCGGATTCTTCACCCAATCGACGCAGTACGAACGGGTGGCGCGTGAACGCGCGACGCCACTCGCGTACCTGATCTGCGCCAACTTCGACGTTAAACCGAAGGAGGGCAAGGCATGACACTGCACAAAGTCACGATCTGCGACCACTGGCATTGGCTGCTATGGGACGGGAAGTTGACACACCTGCCCTGCCGTGCGGACGAGGACTACCAGGCGGGCGACTGCATCGTCTTCGAGGGTCGCCCGTGGCGCGAATGGAACATCACGCACGTGCTCAACAGCGCGTCTATGCCGGGCATTGCTGATGGGTACGTCGTGTTGTCTTTGGAGCACCCCGAGAAGACGTTGCGTGAACGCGACTATGCGGCACGGGCGGAGCGGATCGAAAACTATCGCCGCTCCAATGCCGCACTGCGCGGGGTGATTACGCGTCTGCGCAATCAGCTGGGTGATGCGAATGCCAGACGGCAGTGGACGACCGAATGAGCGAGCCCACGCGCGACCCGCGCGAAGAGAAGCTACCCCAGTGGGCGCGAAAGCTGTTGGCCGATGAGCGATACCGCGCCAGCCGTGCCGAACGCAAGCTGGCCGAGCACGTTGCGACAGTCGAGAAGTCGCGAATCTGGTACGGGGAATACGACAATCCGATCTACATCCCCGACGACAACGGCTATCAGACCGTCTACTTCTCGCCCAACGGCGGCGAGGGCACGCTCCATCAGATCGGGGTAACGATCCGCGACGGGGCTATCGAGATTCAGGGCGGCGACACGCTGACCCTGGACCTGCAGTCGTCCAATTACTTTCGCGCTCGCCACCGGAGGAACCCATGACCGCCATGACGATCGATGTTGACGAGAGCTACGAAACGAACATGCGTGTCCTCAAGGGCATGCTGTACCGCCTCGTCGAAGCCGTCCGCGACACGGACCCCCATCAGGTGCATCGCGAGCTGGTCTCAATGTGGTTGCGCCACCCGGTCAAAGCCGCACAGCTGATGATGGCGCTTGCCATCGGATTCGACCCGGACACGGTGACAACCAAGATGCTCGACCAGCGGGCCGAGGAAATCGCGGGCGTTACTCCGCTTCCCCACAAAGGAATTGAGGTACACCCATGCACCGCATGAAGGCACATCCAGAGGCCGCCTTGGGCGATTGCCCCGCACGGTTCGACAACTACGTGTGCACCCGCGACGCGGGCCACGACGGCAGTCACATGGCCAACGCGTTCGTTGAAGTGGTTGCGATCTGGGACAACGAACTAGCTTGGCGTGCAGACGATGCCCAGGGCTGTTGGGCCCAGCGCAAGGGCCGCGAGTGGGTCGAGGCTGACGCATGAGCGAATGCATCATCCAGGCCGAAATCCCAACCGCTGACGGCCTATACGCCGGTATTCCTGATGAGGTCTACCACGCCGACCGCACCAGCTTGTCGTCGTCGGGTGCTCGTGCATTGCTGGCGCCGTCCTCGCCCGAGATCTTCCACTACCAGCAGCGGCAACCGCCAGAATCCAAGCCGCAATACGACTTCGGGCACGTTGCCCACAAGTTCGTGCTGGGCGAAGGCGCCGATATCTGCGAGCTAGATCCGGCCGTTCACGGGCTGAACAAGGATGGCTCCCCCGCCAAGTCACCCACCGCCACCGCGATGTGGCAGCAAGCGGCCGAGGAAGCGCGCAAGGCCGGTCAGATCCCGATGCACATCGCCGAGGTAGCCAAGGCCAAGGCGATGGCGGCCAAGGTCCGCGAGCACCCGCTGGCCGCCGCGCTGCTGGCCGATGGGACACCGGAACTCTCCGGGTACTGGCACGACCCTGAGACCGGCGTACGGCTGCGATTCCGGCCCGACTGGCTGCCCAACCCTGGCCGTGGCCGCCTGATCGTCGTGGACTACAAGACGGCCACCAGCGCCCACCCTGGCCACTTCGCCAAGTCCGCAGCCGAATACGGCTACCACCAGCAGGCGCCGTGGTATCTCGACGGCCTGGCCGCCTGCGACATCGCCGACGATGCCGCGTTCGTGTTCATCGTCCAGTCCAAGACGCCGCCGTTCCCGGTCTCGGTCATCGAGCTCAAGCCCGACGACATCGAGCTCGGCCGGCGCCGCAACCGCAAGGCCATCGAACTGTACGCCCAATGCGTCGCCGATGACCACTGGCCCGGATACGGCGACCACGTGCACTCGGTATCGCTCCCCAGTTACGCCACCTACCAGCAAGAAGGAGATCTAGAACAGTGACCGTCGCCCAATACCAGCCCGTCGCGCCAGCACCACGCACCGCGATCAGCCAGGCCACCTCCGTTGAGCAGTCCCGCGCCGTCGCCGAGGTCCAATCCGCCGTCATCGTGGCCCAGCAGATCCCCCGCGACATGCGGCGCGCCGAGGCCGAGATGCGCGATACGTGCAATCGATCCGCGATGGCGAAACAGGCCTTCTATCAGGTGCCGAACCGGGGCAACGGCGCATCGGTGCACCTCATGCGCGAACTCGCGCGAGTCTGGGGCAACGTGCAGTACGGCGTCAACGAGTTGCACCGCGACGACTCCCGGGGCGAGTCCGAGGTTCAGGCGTGGGCGTGGGATGTGCAGACCAACACCCGCTCTACGCGCACCTTCATCGTCCCCCATGCCCGCATGAAGCAAGGGCGCCGCCAAGAACTCACCGACCTCGGCGACATCACGAACAACAACAACAATGCGGGCGCTCGCGCTGTCCGAGAGTGCATTTCAGCCATCTTGCCCAAGTGGTTCACCGAAGCGGCACAGGACATCTGCAAGGCCACGCTGGAGAACGGCGAGGGCGTGCCCTTACCCAAGCGCATCGAGGACATGATCGCCGGATTCCGCGCCATCGGCGTCTCACAGGCGCAATTGGAGACCAAGATCGGCAAGAAGCGCGGCGCCTGGGATGCGGGCGATGTCGCGCAGATGGGCATCACCTACACCTCGATCACCCGCGACGGCTACGACAAAGCCGAGATGTTCCCGCCGGTCGCGGGAGTGACAACCGACGAGATCAAGGCCAAGGCCCCGGACAAACCGAAGGCCGAAGCGACACCAGCTCCCGAGAAGGCACCAAGCCCGGAGAAGGTCGAGGAAGCACCTGAGGCCAACCCCGCTGAATACAACTCGCGCGGTGAGTTTCTGGCCACCAAAAAGACCATCGGCACCATCCGCGGCCTGCTCGGCAACGCGGGCTATTCCCTGCGCGGCGATGCGGCCACCGTCAAAACGCTCACCTATCTGGCCACTGTCGTCGGCCGCGAAATCGCCGATATCAACGACCTATCCGAAGCCGAGGCAGAGGTAGTGACCGACGTTCTGAACCAACCCACCACAACAGAAGGGAATGAATAACCATGTCCGACAACGACACCGAGAAGAAAGAGGAAGGCACCGAACTCGCGCCCGGCGACATCACCGAGTTCATCGTCGTCTTCACCCAACTCAACAAGGGCCGCACGCAGGTCGAAGCAACCAAGGCGCTGCATGAATGCGTCGAGGCCGCGATGGCCACAGGCAAGAAGACCGGCACCGTCACGCTCAAGATCAAGGTCGAGCCCCGCGAGTCCGGGGCGGTGTGCCTTGTCCCCGATGTCGTCAGCGCCCCCGCCAAGGACCCTGCCGGAACGATCTTCTTCGCCGACGGCGAGGGGGGTCTGTCCCGCGACAACGCCGCAATGTACTACGGCACCAAGTGACCAAGAAAGGGAATACAACCTATGTCCGAGAATGTAATTGACTATCCCTCCGAACGTATCGAACTCATCGAGCCCGCCGATACCAGCACCAATGGCCCGGTCTACCTGGTCACCGCCAATGGCCGCAACGGGCTCGAAACCCGCGTCATCGACGTACGCGACGATGCCCCCAAGGCATTCCCGCCGCGCGACGCCGCCACCCGCGTAGTCACCGACACGGCCTCATTCCTGGCCGAGGTCGCCCGCCGCCCCCTCATCGAGGGTCGATCCACGGTGTGGGGAAATCGCAAGTACGGGGCCGTCACCGTGATCTATGACGAGTTGTACGCAGATGCCAACGCCGAGTACACCCGTCGGGACGACGCACTCGTGCTGCAATTCGTGCCGGACCCCGATTGGGCGACTCTGTTCAAGGCCGCTGACGGCAGGTTTCACAGCCAGTTGGAATTCGGCGACCTCATCGAATCGGCCGGCCACCTGATCACGAGCCACCCGGCAGCCGAGATCGTCGAAATCGTGGACAGCGTGCGGGCATCGAGCAAGGGATCGTTCGAGTCGAGCATCAAGCGCGCCACCGGCAGCGTGAACCTGACCTACAGCGAAGAGGTCTCGGCCAAGGCGGGCACCGCGACGCGGCAACTGGAGGTACCGCGCGAGATCACGCTGTCGGCAAGGCCATTCGAGGACTACCCCGTTATCGAGATCCGGTGCTGGCTACGACTGGAGGTCTCCCAGGGTCACCTCGGCCTCGCGCTCGTCCCGCAACCATACGAGCACCTGGTGCGCGACGCGTGGACGCAGGTAACCAGCGAGCTCGCCGAAGACCTCGGCGTCCCGGTCTACGCCTCCAACCTCGGCAAGTAGGCCCTCCGTGAGTGCCCCGGTGATCACTGATCGGGCAGACCCCCGATACACCGGGGCGCTCACCCGCCGCTGCCGCATCTGTGGCGCCAAGGCGGACAACGACTGCCGCAACACGCTCAACCCCGACCAACCACTGCCAGGCCGCCTGGTGCACATCGAGCGCATGGAAGACGAGGACCAATGATGGACGACGACTACCCACTCGGTGAATACCTCGATGTCATGCCCTGCCGTCACGCGCCCCGAACTCGTTACTGGTCAGCAAGTTTCGTGCTACTGGGAACGAGCTGGGGTACATACTCGCCCATGCCACCTCGTGAGGTGGCCGCGTGATGCTCACCGAAGATCAACGCTGGCTGCTGCGGATGGTCGGCGGGTGGACGATGCGTGACTGCCTCATCGGTCCCGCAGGTGTCACCCGTTTGATGCAGTCCTGCTACGGCGGCACCCGCGTGCCCGCCGATAGATACCCGTCTCACATCAAGGGATTTGAGTGCGGACGCGGCAAGGTCGTATCGCGGGGTATACCCGTCGTCACCGTGACCACCGCGCAGCTGAACAAGTACGCGCGCTCCCTGCCGGCCGATCTTGTCGCCGAGATGCGCGAGTGCGCCGCCGCCGCGCAGCGCAACAACCTACTTCGCCACCAGTTCTGCCACTGCGGGAGCGATCCGTGCGGGTACGCGTACATGGGCGATCGCATCTGCCCGCCGACCGAGCAGCAGGAAGCCGACGCCAAGGCCGAGTTCTGGCGCTGTGAGGACTGGACAGAAGACTTGCTCGACCGTGCGCTTGGGTTCACCACGGAGGAGGAGCTGGTCGGGCAGCTGGAGCTGTTCGGAGTCGGCGCATGAAGCACGCGTTTTGCGACAGGTGCGGGCGCTACTGCATCGTGCGCAACCACCGCGATTGCATGTGCCATGACTGCGAGCTGGGCATGAATTCCATAGCGGCGATGCTCAACCCGCGCTGGGCACGACCGATGACTAGCAGCGAGATCCAGCTCGCCTATACCTGGCTGATGATCGAGCTCGGCTCGAAAGTGAGTGCGTGATGGCCCGCACCCCCGAGAGCACCAAGGCATACCAGTCCGGCCTATGCGTGGACTGCAAGACCGAGCCGCACAGCGCCGGTCGGCCGCGATGCGAGAAGTGCCATACGAAATTCAGAAGGGGTGAGTGATGGCCGATCCCACAATCCGCGTGCTGTCCCTCGGCGCTGGTGTCCAGTCGACGGTGCTGGCGCTCATGGCCTGCGACGGCACGCTGCCTGGTCTGGACGCAGCGGTGTTCGCCGATACCGGCTGGGAGCCACCCGCGGTCTATGAGCAGGTGGACCGGCTCGCCGCCGAGCTTGCCCGCGTAGACATTCCGTTGTACCGGGTCTCATCCGGCAACCTGCGCGCGGACACTCTGGACCCGGAAGCGCGATTCGTTTCGGTGCCATGGTTCACCTTGGCGCCCAAGGCTACCGAGGTGCCTGTTTATGGCGTATGCGCACCCTGCGGCGGCTCCGGCCGTGGACCATCTGACGAGCCTGATTCATGTTCGGTGTGCGGTGGCGACGGCCGTGGGTCGATCGTGGGCACCAGGCTAGCCACTGCCACTGAACGGCACGGCATGGGGCGCCGCCAGTGCACCAGCGAGTACAAGCTCAAGCCGATCAAGGTCAAGGTGCGCGAGCTGCTGGGCTACCCGCATCCGACACCGGTGCCGCGTGATGTGTTCGCCGAGCAGTGGATCGGCTTCTCTACCGACGAGATCCACCGCGTGCGCAACCGTTTGGACGTGAACTACTCCCGGCCGCGTTACCCGCTGCTCGATCTAGGCATGTCCCGCAAGGACTGCCAACGCTGGCTGGAGCGCGCGGGGTGGGGCCACACCGCCAAGAGTGCATGCATCGGGTGCCCGTTCCACGGCAATGCCCAGTGGCGGTACATGTACGAGCGGCGCGATATCTGCGCGACGTGTGGCCATTCCCGCGATGACCATTGGCGCGGTTTCGACGAACCGAAGGCGTGCGCGCATCTGTACAACCGGGACCAGCCCGAAGAGATCGCCGATCTGTGCATGTGTAAGCGGTTCCACTCCCTCTGGGACGACGCGGTCGATTTCGACCGCCGCATCCGCAAGGGCGGCGCCTCGGCCAATCCACTCGACGGCGAGGCGTTCCTACACCGCTCACGAGTTCCGTTGGACCTGGCACCAATCGACCGCGTGACACGTGCCGAGTACGCCGACATGCAGCTCGACCTATTCGAGGACGGCGACCCGGACGGCTGCTCACCGTACGGCTGCCGCAGCGGGGAGGTGGCGTGATGCCCATCCGCCCCGAGAACCGCGACCGCTACCCCAAGGACTGGCCCGAGATCTCGCGCCGCATCCGGTTCGAGCGCGCGCAAGGCCGCTGTGAGTGCGAGGGCGAGTGCCTACGGGGTACACACCTCGACCGCTGCACGAACGTCAACGGACAGCCCGCATACGGCACCGGCAGCCGCGTCGTGCTGACCGTGGCGCACCTGAACCACACACCCGAGGACTGCCGCGATGAGAACCTGCGCGCGATGTGCAACGGGTGCCATCTCCACTACGACAGAGAACATCACGCAATGACACGAGCGCAGACGCGCCGCCGAAAGCAACTCGACGCCGGTCAGATGGAGCTAGCGATATGACGAGGCTGGACGAATTGATCACCACCGAGCAGGCGGCAGCGATTGAAACACTGCGTTCAACGCTTGGAGTCGATCCAGCGGCCGATCCGAAATTCTGGGAGTGCTTGCTCGCGCAGATACTTTCCGGCGTGACGACTGCCGCGAGCGCGGCGCATGACATCGATCTCGCCGGGATTGGGGTCGAAGTCAAATTCTCACGCGAGTTCTCAATGGTGTTGGGAGACAACCGGCGGTCCAACGTATTTCGGTGGACCGCTCTGTCTGGCCATGGGGACACGCCCAAGGATGCATCATCGACGATTCTGGTCGGGCTGGATCGGTCCCGGTGCGTGTGGTTCTGGGTCATCCCGGCCGAGGCGCTCTGCGGGACACGCACCGTTACGTGCGTTGTGCCCTCTGACCGTCGTGGCACCGACCGTTCGGCGCTGAGTGGATACGCGTGCGACACAAGCGACTTGCTAGCGCGGGTCCTGCACTACGACCTAGAGCACCACGCGCAGACGCGCCAGCGGGCCCGCACGGCGGCTCTTGAGGCACAGATGGATTCGATGTTCGAGGGAGTGCAGTGATGCCGGCCAATACTCCGTGCAAGTGGTGCGACACTCCACTCTCCGACTGCGACGCCGCGCGGCCCAACCGGAAGTGCTGCCCGGACTGCCGACACCACAAGCGCATCCAGCGCAAGCGCACCGCGGGGTGGCAGATGCCCAAGGGTGCTATCTACGTCGGGCGGCCGACTCGGTGGGGCAACCCATGGGTGGTACACATCCACAGCCCGAGTTGCGGGCCCGAGCTGCTGGCGTGCCCTGACTACATCGCGGAGGACCGAGCCGACGCGGCCACCAAGTACCGGCACGCCGTGCTCTATCCGCTGGCCGAACAGCCGCCGGTCCCGACCCCCGACGAGATCCGCGCCGAGCTACGTGGCCGCGATCTGGCTTGCTGGTGCCCGCTCGATCAGCCTTGCCATGCCGACGTGCTGCTCGAAATCGCCAACGCTACAACCGAATCGGAGGTCTCGGCGTAATGCCGCATTTCAAGGTCAGCGACGACTCACACTCGCACCCCAAGGCGATCATGGCCGGGGATGCAGCGTGGGGCATGTGGAACCGCGCTGGCTGCTGGTCGATGGCCTACGGCACAGACGGATTCGTGCCCGAGTGGTGGGTCAAGCAACAGCCTCAGGGCACGGTCAAGGCCAAGGCGCTCATCGGTGCCCAACTGTGGCGCCGAGGCGAGTACGAGGGCGATCGGCCGGAATACCAAGGGCAGAAGGGCTACACATTCCACGAGTGGCGCCAGGACAGCTACGAGAAGGTCGAAGCTGACCGCGCGAAGTGGCGGGACAAGAAGGCCAACCAACGCGGCTCGGTTCCCCGCGTGTCCCCCGGGGACAAACGGGGGGACAATACCGGGGACACCCGAGGGGACTCCCGCGAGAGTCCCGGGTATATACCCAATACCCAATACCCAAAGAACTCTGGGGAACCTAAGAGCGTTAGTCCCGACTCGACCGAGCGCGAGCCGCGCAGCGCACCCGTCACGCCGCTGGCCAATCGCCTGGTCTCCCAGATCATCCCGTCCGAACACCCGCCGGCCACCCTGACCGAACTGCGCTTGCAGACATCCGCCCTGCTCAAAGCCGGTCAACCCGAGGCGCTGGTGGCCCAAGCACTCGAACTCTGGACCACCAAGGCGCTGCACCCAAAGACCCTGCCCAGCTTGGTATCCGAGCTGATCAACGGCCGAAATCAGCCCAACCGCAACACGTCCGAGCACGCCCAGGCGCCGCCCGCTGCGCGCAAGGTCGGCATCGGCCTCGACCTCGCACGCGAATTCGCCAACCAGCCAGAACAACCCGCATTGGAGGCATGATGACCACCCGGAACTACCCCCAGATCGCCGCGCTGGTGCTCACCAAATGCGCCGCATACGACCCGTACCTGACCGCCCCGACCAAGGAAACCTGCCTCGCATGGGCTGAGCAATTCGAGCTGTACGGGCTCGATCTCGACGACCTGACCAAGGCCGTCACGAAGGTCTACAGCGAGCACGGATCGGGCTATCGGCCGCTGCCCAAGGACATCACCGACGCCGCCCGGGCCATCCGGCGCGAGCGCACCGAACGCGAGTCCAGTGAGCAGCGCGAAGCGCGCGAGGACCGGCTCGACGCGCGGCCGGCGCTCGTCGACCACCGCCGTGAGATCACCCAATTCGCCAGCACGTTTGGAGTCATCAAATGAGCCAATGCAATGCCCCACTGTCAGCCTGGGAGATAGCTGGGCTCTCGTTCATGATGTTCACCACCTCTGTCACCTGGGGACTGGGACTCGGCATGACCCTGGAGCGCCTGATGACCGGCCGCTGGTGGTGGAACCGATGAGCGAACACCCGCGCCAGTACAAGCCGAGGCCACCCCGCCCAAACGCCTCCCGCGGGCCCGTGGTCGCCGCCTACGCCGACAAGATCGACTACCCGTGCGAGCACTGCCACGTCGAACCGGGCAGCTGGTGCAAGACGCCTGACGGCCGCGACCAGATCGCGCCGTGCTGGAACCGCGGCGCCAAGGTGGGTGCGCGGTGAGCGCCCTATGGATGCTGCACCACATGGGTGTTCGTCGCTGGATCGCATGGCAACTGGTGTGTCTAGCCGCCCGCATTCACAACCCGCAATGGGTCGAACACATCACCATCACCACCCCCGATGGCAGCGCATGCAGCATCGAACTCATCGGCGACGAATACGGCAGCGGGATATCGGCGACCACCGGCATCGGCTGGTGCGACCAACGCGACGGCACCGAAATTGCCGATATCGGCGGCGGCGTGCAACTGCATCACCACTGGCCAAAGCGAATCGAGGATGTCCGATGAGCGCCGCCGGCAAGATCCCGAAACTGGCCAACCCCAAATCTCCCGCAGTCCTGGCCGCACTGCGCATCCAATGCCCGACATGCAAAGCCCTACCCCAACAACGCTGCCGGGGACTGAACTACCGGCTTGTCCACTTCGCCCGCTGCACCTTCAAGGAGATCCGATGACCGCCCACCCACAACAGATCCTCGACAAGATGATCGAGGTCGCCCAAGACCCGACCACCTCGCACGCAACGCTCGTGTTCGGACTCAAGGAACTGCCGCACGACGACCTCGCACAGGCCCTCGCGCTGGCCGTCCAGCGGCTCGCAGCAGCCCGCGCAGTCGGCACCGCGCTACAGGGACGGGCGGCCATCCGATGAGCGATTTGCAAAAGGCATTCGAGGACGGAATCGATCTCGGACTCAAGCTCGCGCGCCTCTGCGCTCGGGACGCTGCGCAATACGAGCAAGGGCATGGCGCCCCCAGTGCGGCCGACTCCTTGCGCGACCTGGCGACGGTTCTCGAAAATGCGCCGTACACCGGATACCCGAGGTACCAGCAGTGACCACAGTCCTCGGCATCGATCCGAGCTTGCGCAGCACCGGACTGGCCGTGCTGACCGATGGCCAGCCGACGGCACTGCACTCGATCGGTTACGGCGGCCACGACGGCGATTCGTACGCAACCCGCAGCCGGCGCGTGCGCGCCGTGTGCCGAGCAGTGATCGAGTGGGCACTACGCGACGGCCGGCCAGATCTCGCCGTCATCGAGGGGCCCGCCTACGGCCAGTTCCTACCCTCGACGTTCGACCGCAGCGGGCTATGGCACGGCCTGTACGGCGCCCTGGACGCCAAAACGGTTCCCGTCGCGGTAGTTCCCCCGCAGACCCGCGCCAAGTGGGCCACCGGCAGCGGACGGGCCGAGAAAGGCGAGGTGCTGGCCAACGTTCGCGAGTGGTTCGGGCCCCGAGTCAAGGTACTCAACCACGACATCGCTGACGCCGCGGTGCTCGCGCTCATGGGTGCGTTCCACCTCGGGGAGGCGATGCCGTTCACGGTCAAGGAACGTCACTACATCGGATTGGGAGCAGCGGCATGGCCGAATTGACATTGCACGACATGCTGAGATGGCCACCGAATCCATTCCTGACGCTCCCCGACGATCCATTCGACCCAACTCCGTGGTTCAGCACGTTCTACAAAGACGTAGACCTCGACGCGATCGACTGGGCCGACGAGATGCGCAAGCTACCAGGGCAATTCACCCAACTGTTGTGCTTCCCGGGATCGCTCGACGAACGCGTAATCGCCCAAGCTGTTCACGAACTGACCGAGGAGCTGATGCGTTGACCAACTGCCGCAAGTGCTCCCAGCCCGCACAGCTGTTTCTGTGCCCGAAATGCGTGGACGCGCTGCGTGAGCACACCACCCAACTGGCCTGGCTGATCGAGCGTCTCGACGAGACCGTGACCCGCCAAGACAAGCTCGCCAGCCCCATCATCGGTAAGGCCAGTGACGAACCATTGCCGTTCAACGCCAACGCATCGGAAATCGCCCATCGGGCACGCGGAACAATCACCACATGGGTGCGCGCCATCTGCGAGCACCGCGGTATCACATTCGAGCCCGTGCGCGTGGTGCCGCTCGACTTCATCGGACCCCTGCCCGACGCACGCTGGCGACGACTGCCTCGCCGCTACCGGCCGACACTGGCCGACATGTGCGACTGGCTCGCCGAGCATGTGCACGCCATCGCGCTCACCCCTGGCGCCGAAGAATGCGCACTGGACATGGCCGAACTGTGCGAATCCATCGTGCGTGCCGTCAATCGTCAAGAACGCCACTTCGCCGGCCCGTGCCCCACGATCAAGGGGCACGACCGGCGCGGCCAGCAGATCACCTGCGGACACATGCTCTACACCCAAGGCGACGAACAGTTCGTCGAATGCCCCACATGCAAGGCCAAGATCGACGCGCCCAAGAACCGGCTACGCACATCGGTAGACCGCGACCTGATGCCCGAACCCAAGCTGCTCGAAGCATTACGCGCTGTCGAAGGTGGCCTCGATGAGGACGGCAACCCCAAGCCGGTGCCGTCCAAGAATCACCTTCGGCGCTGGATCAAGAAACGCCAGCTGCACATCCGAGGCTGGCTGCACCAAGGACGGGTGGTGCCGCACTACATCCAGTACCGCGATCCGCGTGTATTCAGTTTCAGTCAGGCCCAACACCTATGGTGGAAAGAGCAGTCGTAAAAGAAGCCGGAGGGCACATGACTACTGAGACCGTGCAGTGGCGCAAATGCGTGTATCAGCTGCGCTCCTGCCAGATTTGGACGAGCGCGGGGCATGTCCTCGGACATACTCAAGCATTTGTCGGTCCGCGTGACGAAGACGGTTCGCCCACGCTCGTCAACCACCCCGCGCCGATCTGCCCGTCATGCCTGGCCCTCGATCCCGAACCATTGCCCGCAGACGCCGACCTTGCTTGCATGCCGGAGCCGCCGCGCAACGGCAACGGAGCGTTCGTCTCCAAGATCGAACACCCACGCAAGAAGGCAGATCCGCCGTGCTGCTGCCACTCGATCATCAAAGACGAACACGGACGCCTACAGTGCCTTACCCACGGCGATGTCACCGACCGTCGCGGCAACCCCTCGATAGCCGACGTACGCCTGGACAGCTACAAACGCTGGTCGTACCGGAACTAACCGCCACGCGAGGCTAAGTCAATATGCCCGCACCCCCGCTGACCAGCTAGAATCATAGTTGCCATCTATTGTGCTACCCGAAAAACCCCGGCCTAGCTGGGGTTTCGTTATATCTGGGGGTGAATGCGATGGTCTGGTCTGACCGACGGACACCCCGACCTCCCCGGGTAGCTGAGCAGCGCATGCGGACCGACGCGCTACGGCGGCTGTCTCACCGGTGCGGAGCGCGAGGCGATGGCAAGCCCGAGACCGACGGCTGTGGCCGCACCGGCGTGTACCTGTTCTGCGATCACATCGTGGCCCACTGGCGTGGTGGTGCCACGCACTGGCGTAACGCGCAGCTGTTGTGCGAGCCCTGCCACAAGCCCAAGAGCAACCGCGACGCGAGTGATGCCAGAGCGCAAGCACGAGCTAGCAGACCCAAGTGTCGCCCGCCTGAGCGTCATCCGGGCCTGATCACCAGGCATACCGAGCAGTAGCTACTGCCCTACTCCACATATGCCCTGGTAGTAGGGGTGGGGGGATAACCCGGCTACCCCCTATGCATCGCCGGAACGCTTTAGCACGCACCCGACTGCGTGCGCGAAGTTCCGGATTTTTCGACACCGCAAATCGCAAAGGAGCACGGCAATGACCTTTCACAACCCGAATTCGAGCGCTGACATCGATCACCGGTTCGCGTTCCACGCCGCCACGACCGAGGAGAAGCGTGCCGAGCACGGCAGTGTCCGCGCCGCGTGCAAAGAGCTGGCGCACAAGCTCGACCGCGATCTACCCCCAGGGCGCGAGAAGGCGCTCGCGCTGACCAAGCTCGAAGAGGCGATGTTCTGGGCTAACGCCGCCATCGCTCGCGCGAACTAGCGCACCAAGTCTCTGCCCGACCGAAGGCGGCGGGCATCGATCTGCACAAGGAGGCAGACCGAGATGACCACACCCGACATCCCGAAAGTACCGACCGGACTGCGCAAGGGCGGCAAGGAACTGTGGACCAGCATCCACGCCAAGCACTACGTTCTGCGCCCGGATGAGTTGCGGATTCTTGAGGACGCGTGCCACCAGGCGGACCTCATCGACGAGCTGAATCGCGAGCTGCGCAAGCAGCTGCGCGCCGGCAGGTTCACGGTGGCCGGCTCGATGGGCCAGCAGGTGAGCAACCCGCTGATCTCGGAGATTCGGCAGCACCGCGCCACGCTGACGCAGATGCTCGCCAAGCTCAAGTTGCCCGACCTGGCCGGCGAGCCGAGCGGCAACGCAGGCGATGGCCCGGTGCGCGGTGAGCAGCAGCGCAATGCCGCCAATTCGCGTTGGTTCGTCCCGCCGCAGGCCCCGGCGAGCTAGATGGCGTCTATCGGCGCCCCGGCGCTGATCCGCAAGCACGACTACTCGGACATCGTTGCGTGGTATCGCCATCACGTCCCGCGTGCGGCACCGCCGAAGTACGGCCGGTTCGAGCCGATCCGCATCGGCCCGTCGTGGGACTGGACCGAGGAGCGCGGCTGGAATCTCCCCGAGCACTCGCTCGGCTGGGAAATGCTCGGCTGGACCGGGTATTGGCTTAAGGACGGCACCGGCCAGCAATGGCAGTGGACCATGGAGCAGTCCCGCATGCTGCTTTGGTGGTGGTCGCTGACACCCGAGGGGCGCGTGGCGCATATGACGCAGACGTGGCAGCGACTCAAAGGCCACGGCAAGGATCCGCTCGCCGCCGGCGGGGTCGCGCTGCCTTCGGCGTTCGCACCCTGCATTTTCGACCACTGGGGCCCTGACGATCAGCCGGTCGGCCGCGAGAATCCGAACGCGTGGGTTCAGGTGCTCGCCGTCACCGAGGATCAGACTAAGAACACCCTCGGCATGGTTCGCCGAATGCTCACCGACGAATGCATGAAGTACTACGGCATCAGCATGAGCGCGGTCACGTGCCAAGGGATGCGACAAACCCGGTTGATCCAAGGCGTCACCTCGAACTATCTGGCGATCGAGGGCAAGCAGACCGACACGATCATCCGCAACGAAACGCAGAACTGGAACAGCTCGAACCACGGGCACGATCTGGCCGGCGCCGCTGACGGTAACCGCACCAAGATCGCTCAGGGCCGCATGCTCGACATCTGCAATGCCTACCGGCCCAACGACGGATCGGTGGCGCAGGTCGAGCGTGAGGGCTGGGAGGCCACCCTCGACCGCACCGACCTCGATGACGACGACGACGAGGAGCGCGAGCAGTTCGCCAAGGTCGGCCACCTCTACGACTCACTGGAGGCGCCGGCCAACGCGCCGCTGACCGCCGAGGCCATCCCCGAAGTGATCGAGGTCGTACGCGGCGACTCGATCTGGCTAGACCCCGAGACGATCCTCACCTCGGCGCTCAAGAAGTCGACGCCACCGAGCGAGTCACGCCGAAAGTGGTTCAACCAGATCAAGTCAGCCGATGACGACTGGATTGAGCGCGAGAAGTGGGACGCGTGCAAGGGCGATAGGTTCGTCGCCGACCGTGAGCGGATCGCGATGTTTCTCGACTGCTCCAAGTCCGACGACGCCACCGCGCTCATGGGCTGCCGGCTCTCAGACGGACACGTGTTCACGATCGGTATCTGGGCGCGTCCATCACGTGAGCGGCCGAAGCCGGGCGATCCGGTCTGGCTGGTGGATCGCGATGCCGTCGACCATCGCGTCCGAGAAGCCAAGGACCGCTGGAAAATCATCGCGTTCTGGTGTGACCCATCGGGGGCGCGCGATGACGAGACTGGCGAGCGGTACTGGGACACCTACATCGAGGAATGGCGACTGCTGTTCGGCACCACCCTGACCGTGCTGCCGGCGGTCAAGACCGGGCCCTATGCGCATCCGATCATCTGGGACATGCGCAACCCGATCCACACGCAGCTGTTCGTCGCCGAGGCTGAACGGTTCGTCACGGAAGTCAACGAAGGCAAGCTCACACACGACCGCAACGGCCTGCTACGCCAGCACGTCATCCAAGCCAAGCGAGCACCGAGCAAGTACGGCATCTCGCTCATGAAAGAACATCGCGAGTCCGCCAAGAAGATTGACGCCGCCGTGGCCGCTGTCGGTGCGCGGCTCATGTACAAGCAGATCATCGGCAAGCCGAGCAAGGGCAAGTACGCCCCTGGTCGCGGTCGCATGCTGAGCAGACGTTAGGAGGGCCGTGTGACGCTTCCGCATCTCCCCGCCCCGGTGCTCTCCCCGGTCAGCCCGGATCTGACCAGCCGCGAGCAAAACATCGCCTGGCGTCTAGCCTCGGTGCTGTTCAGCCGGCGCCCGGAGTACCTGGAGTCACGGCAGTACTACGAGGGCACGCAACTTGTTCCCTCGCTGGGTATTTCGGTACCGCCCGAGCTGGAGTCCCTGCGCGCGATCGTCGGGTGGGGTGGTTCGGGTGTTGATGCGGTGGTCGACCGTCTACTGCTGCAAGGGGTACTCCTCAAGGGCAAATCCGAGGTCGACGACGAGCTACAAGAGATCTTCCAGGCCAACAACATTGACGCAGAATCACCTATGGTGCATGAGGATTCGCAGGTATGCGGCAACGGCTACGCCCTCATCGGAAACGGCGCCGACGGGGCAATCATCACCGGAGAATCGCCCTTGAACATGACGGCGCACGTCGATCGCGCCACCGGAATCACGACGTGCGCGTACCAGACCTACATCGACGCTGATCCGGCCAGCGAGCACTACGCGAGCATGCGGGGCACGATCTACTTGCCTGAGGTGACCACACACATGGTGTCCACCGCTGGCACGTGGAAAGTCATCGACCGCGACGAGCATCCCGATACTGCCGAGTTCGGGTGCCCGGTGGTGGCATTCCCGAACCGCCCCACCACTGGGAACCGTTGGGGTATATCGGAAATTGCCCCGGCGTGGCGCAACTGCATGAACCGGGCGGCCCGCACATGGGTTGAACTCGAAGTGATGCGCGAGTTCCACATCATTCAGAAGATCATGCTTCTCGGCGCCACTGAGAAGGCATTTCAGGACGGCCAGGGCAACTACAAGACGGTGTGGGAGTCCTACGCCGACATCATGCCGGCGATCGAGCCTGACGAAGACGGAAATGTCCCCGAGGTCAAGGTCATTCAGGGCCAATCCCCCGAGGGCCTACTCAAGATCATCGACGGCGAGGCGCGGCTGATGTCGGGGTACACCGGCCTGGACCCGCAGAGCATGGGCATCATCAGCACCGGCAACCCGGTCTCTGGTGACTCGATCACCAAATCCGACTTCCGGCTCAAGCGCCGCACCGATCGCAAGACGCAGGGCTACGGCAACGCGTGGGTGAACGTCGCCAAGTGGACCTACCTTGTGCGCGGTGAGCGCCGCGACGAACTCAAGCGCGCCGAGGCCGATTGGGGCCCCACCGGTATCCCGACGCCGGCCGCCGACTCAGATGCCGTGACCAAGCAGATTGCCGCCAAGCTGATCCCGGAGCGCTCGGAGACCGGCCTGGCCAAGCTCGCCTACAGCGCGATCCAGCGCCAGAACATCGCCGAGGAATGGCGCGAATTCGACGGGCGCGCGCTCATCGAGGCGCTGGTCGATCGCGTGCGTGAGCGCGCCCAGCAGATCGATCTGGGCCAGGGCGAGCAGCAGTCCGAGGCGCCGGCCAATGGCAACGACGCCTGACCTCAAGGTCTGGCAGGCCGCCGGCGAGCTGTTGACCGCGCAAGCAACCGCGCAGCTCGGCGCCCAACTCGCCGGTATCAGCTGGTCGGGCACTGGCGTCGCGGCGGCTGTGACCACGATCTATCGGGGCATCGTCACCGCATACCGACGCTCGTCATCGACGCTTGCGTTGCAGATGTACGCGGACATGCGCCGCCGCGCGGGAATCGACGGCCGATCCCCCAGGGTGATGGCGCCGGATCCGGCATCGGAGTGGATTGACGCCAAGGTGGCCAGCGCGTTCAAGATCTCCGCGAAAGCGGTCAGTCTGGCGGCCGAATCGTCATCGGATACCACCGACCTCGGCCCCCGAGAGTCCATCGACATCACCGGCGCCCATGCCGTCGAGAACATCGTGACGGCGCGGCTGTCGAACTCGATTCAGCGCATGGTCGCCTCGGGCGGGCGCGAAACCGTTGCGATGACCTCAGCCGAGGACGGCGCCAAGTACACCCACGCACCGACGAAACCGGCTGCACCCCGGGGAGATCCGACGCACTACGTGCGGATGCCCACCAACCTCAAGCCGTGCGCCTTCTGCGTCATGCTGGCCACCCGCAACGCCGATTGGCGCGCATACAAGACCGCGCAGTCGGCCCGAGTTCGTCGTCGGCGGCCCCCGGGGCGCCGAGCGCGGCACCCGGCGGGTCGGGGATCGCTACCACGACCATTGCCAGTGCATCGCCGTCCCGGTATGGGGCGCCGAGGAATTGCCGTTTGACCGCACCGGCTACTACGAGATGTACGCAAAAGCGTCCGCAAATGCGGGCACCGGCAAGACAAAAGACGTTCTGGCGGCCATGCGCCAGATCTACGGCATCGCTTGAGGCCGTACCAACCCGGCAAGTGCCGAACCCCCCGAAAGCCCAAGGAGGCTGACGTTCCCATGCCCGATGCACCGACCCCGAACAACATGCCCGGAGCCCAGCCGGAAGCACCCGCGACGCCAGTGGCCCCAGCACCGGTGCCCACACCACCGTGGGGAGACAACCCCGCCGACTTCGACCCTAAGAAGGCGTGGGACTTGATCACGAACCTGCGCGCCAGCGAGGACACCAGCAAGGGCACCATCGCTTCCCAGCGTGGCGAAATCGATTCACTCAAGGCCCAACTCGCCGAAGCGCAGCCACTCTTGCAGGCCGCCGACGAGCAGCGCCGCCAAGAGCAGGGCGAGTTGGCAACCGCTCGGGAGGACAACCAGAAGCTTGCCGACCGGCTCGCCGCGATCGAGAAGTCGGTCCAAGATGCCCGTTCGGCGGCATTGCAGGCCAAGGCCGAGGCGCTGGCATCGAACCGTGACGAGAATCGCGCGGGCAGCGCGTTCGTCAACCCCAAGACAGCGGCGAAACTTATCGATCTGTCCGAATGCCTCACCGAGGCAGGAGAAATCGATGAGGCCGCCATTGCGTCGAAGCTCGACGCACTCGCACAGACCGACCCGTATCTGGTCGCTACGGCGCCCACACCGGGCCGCAAGCCCAATCCGGCGCAAGGGCACGGAGGCGGGGCTGTCCCGTTGGATGCGCAGATCAAGGCCGCCGAGGAACGCGGCGATGTCATGGCATCCATCGCCCTCAAGCAACAGAAGCACTACACCAAGTAGATAGGAGACCATCATGGCCGGAATCACCGGTATCGGAACCACATTCAACGAGCCCAACTACCACGGCGAGCTGTTCGCGCAGACTCCGATCGACACTCCGCTGCTGTCCATGGCCGGCGGCCTGGGCGGCGGTAAGCAGACCGGTGCCACCGAATTCGAGTGGCAAACCTACGACCTGCGCAAGCCCGAAGTGCGCCCCCGCAAGGAAGGCGACGACGCACCCAACCCCGAGGCGCGGGTCCGTGCGAACGTCAAGAACGTCGTGCAGATCTTCCATGAGACCGTGGGCACCAGCTACACCAAGCAGGCCACGGCCGCGCAGCTGGCCACCACACAGTCCGCACCGTTCAACTCGACGGACGGTCTGGGATTCGGCAACCCGGTCGGCAATGAGCACACCTGGCAGATCGCGCAGGCGCTCAAGCAGATCGCCCGGGACGCCAACTACGCGTTCTGGCACGCCAAGAAGAACGTGCCTACCGACAACACCACCGCCCGACAGATGGGCGGTCTGCTGTCGGTGATCAACACCAACAAGAGCTTTGCCTCGCCCGAGGTCACCGCCACCACGGCGACCGACACCGTGACGGCCGCCGCGAACGGTCTGGCCAACGGCGATCAGGTGGTGTTCACCGACACCGGTGCTGCGACCGGCATCCGTCTGGATGAGTCGTACTACGTGGTCAACGCAGCGGCAGGCACGTTCAAGGTCGCGGCCACCGCTGGCGGCACCGCGATCACCTTGGGCACCGCGAACGTCAAGTACGTGCAGGTGTCCGGATCGGCCGCCGCGACGACCGGCGTGAGCGTGGATCGGATCAACGCGTTCGTGCAGGGCATCTTCGACAACGGCGGCCTGACACAGGGCGATAGCCGCGTGCTGTTCGTGCCGTCGATTCAGAAGACCCGGATCACCAAGGCGTACGCGACCGCATACGGGTCGAACGTCAACGGCGCCCTGGGAACCTCGGCGGGTCACACCGTCGGCGGTGTTGCGGTGGATGCCATCACGACCGACTTCGGTCAGCTGTACATCGCCGTCGAGCGCGCCCTGCCCAAGGATGCGATCGTGGCGCTGTCGGTCGAGCAGATTGACCCGGTGTTCCTGAACATCCCGAACAAGGGTGTTCTGTTCGAGGAGGCGCTGGCCAAGACCGGCTCGACGGACAAGACGCAGGTCTACGGCGAGATCGGCCTCAAGTACGGGTCCGAGCGCGCTCACGGCGTCTACCGGGGCCTGGCGGTCGCCTAGCCATGACAGCGCCCGCGAATCCCCCGCAGCCCTATGCGTCGTCGGCCCAGCTGGCCACGTATATGCAAGTCGAGGATGTCGAGCCCGCGTGGCACGCGACGGCCACGATGCTGCTGGGGTTCGCGGCGCTGCTGATCCGCACCGAGTACACCGATATCGACTCACGCGATCCTGCGATCGATCCCGAGTTGCCCAAGCTGGTATCGCTGGAGCTGGTCTCGAACAAGATGATCGAGAACGCCGCCGGCGGGGTCACTCAGGTCACCGAGTCCATGGAGGACATTTCGGTAACTAAGACGCTCGGCAAGGGTCAGCGTTTCGGCGGACTGGCGCTCGATGAGTGGGCGCGCTCGCTGCTGGCACCGGAGCCGTCCTCGGGGCCGCGGGCGTTCGCCATCAAACGCGGTACCGGCACGGTTCCCAACAACCCCTATGACAACCAGGCCCTTGGGACGGTTCGAGGGGCACCGTGGGTCCTCTGATTCGGGTCCGCTACGGCGAGACCGTGCAGCGCACTCGCGTGGTTCGCACCGGCGATGCTGACAGCGCATCGGGGCCGGTGCCAATCAAGCGCACAGCGTTCGGGCGCGCGCAGAGCATCGTTATCAACGACGACCAGCGCGGCCGGCGCACTGTCATCGAGCGTAATTGGTTCTGCCCGCGAGGCGAAGACGTACGCCAGGGCGACCGCATCGAGCGCACCAACGGTGAGGTCTACTCAGTGATCTCGCCGCCACTGGGCGATGTCGACCACCCCTTGAGCGGGCACAACCTCGGCGTCAAGAAGCACCGCGTACGGACGGTGAGCGCCCCTCATGGATGACATCCATATCCCCAAGCCGAATCCGGCGCTGACCGCGATTCTCAAGTCCCCCAAGATGGCCCGCATTGTGCGACTCAAGACCGAATACGCCAAGGTGCGTTATCGGGCGATCGTGGCCAAGCGATCACGGCGCCTGGCCGCTTCGGCACGCGTCAAGCTGTCGATCGGCGGCTACAAGAATGACCGCTGGGTCGGTCAGCTCATCGTCGGCGAAGGCCTCAAATACGGCGCTTCGCACGAGTTCGGCCACGAGGCTGCCCGCAGCACCGAGTCTGGCCAGTACGTCGAGCGCTTCCCGGCTCGCCGCCGCGCAGTGCGCAAACGCAAAGCAAGAGCTGCAAAGGATCTCAAGCAAGTGTTGCGATCACTGAGGAACTCATGATGGCGATTCCCTGGCTACCCGACTGGTACGTGCCCAGTTGGCCCTCGGCCGAAGACGCCGTACTGGCGCTGTACCGCCCGCTGTTCCCGACCGGGGTCGGCGGGGCCGTGCAGGTGGTCAATCAGTTGCCCGACGACGAAGCCGGCACCGGCTGGACGGGCCGAATCCTGTTCGTGGCCCGCGCAGGTGGTGCGGCGGTGACTGTGCGTCACGACCAGGCGGCCATGCAGATCGCCGCTATCACTGACTCTCGTGCTGATTCCCTGATCCTGTCGGGGTTCGTGCGGGACATCAATACCAGCATCGAAGACGACGAGATCGAGGTCGAACTCGACAACGGCAGCGTCGCCACGATCACCGAAGTGGTGGAAATCGCTGGCCCCGAGGAAGTCCCGGGGATGGAGTACGACGAGCGGATCATCCCCGCGACGTATCTATTTACCTTCGCAAATCCACTGGAAACCCCAGACTACAGCGGCTATCTCGGCCTCTGATTCATGAAAGGAATTGGCAGTCATGACAACTCCCGTTCTCCCCGCATCCATCAAGGCATTCAAGGGCGCCAAGAAGGCATTGCAGCTCGCCCCACTCGACATGGCCGTTTTGGTCGGCCGCGCCGATCGCGTCGCATCGTTCACGCGCAACATCGAGGGCCCCGACAACAAGCCGCTGATCCCCACGGGCATCGCCGGCGTTGGGTACCTGGCCAAGGACACCAGTATCGGTGTCAAGTTCGACATCTCATCGAATGACATCGATTCGGCCGGTGAGGGTTTGCCGACTCGAATCATCATCGATCGGCAGTCGATCGAATTCGATTTCGAGATGCGTCAGACTGGCCGTCAGGCATTGGAATTGCAGTTCAGTGCCGACTACTCGAACGTGACGCCGACGGCGGCCACGGGTGGTATTCACGCACCGATCGCCACGGTTCCCGAGAATCAGGACTACCGCGCGATCATCTTGGGCAAGGACAGCTACCAGGCCAAGCCGATCTACTTCGGCTATGTGCTGAACATGGTGCAGGTGTCAGGCGTCGACAACCAGAAGTGGGACCAGAAGAACACCCTTCTGTGGCACCCCACGCTCAAGACGATCGCCGACGATGAGGATCTGGAGAACCTGGGCGAATTCTTCATCTTCGGCGAGGGGTTCAAGGCGCTGTCGGCCGTCACGGACACCGGGTTCGCCCCGCCGCCGGTGGAGTGGATCGACATCACGCCGCCGACGAGCGCCCTGACGCTGTCTCTGGCGGCCGGAGATACCGCACAGCTGGCCGTCCACGACAACAACGGAGCCAACCGCACGGCGGCGGCGACGTACGTCTCGTCGGCTACCGCTAAGGCGGCCGTCTCGGCGACCGGCAAGATCACCCCGGTCGCCGTCGGCACCTCCGACATCACCGCATCGTTCAGCGGCAAGTCCGACACGGTGACCGTCACCGTCGTCGCCTAGCAGCACCCCGGTCAACCCCTGGCGCCCATCCCCCGTGGGCGCCAGGGGTTTTCCATGTCCCACCCACCACAACCCAAGAGGGAAGCAAATGACAACACGAGCCAAAGTTGGCCGGTTCTACGAGATCATGGCAGAAGTGGGCGAAGCGCCCTACGTTCTGACCGCAGACATCAAGATCCCGCGCATGGGGATCGATGCCCGTGATGAGTGGCGCAAGAACACCTACCTGTTGCTGGTGCAACGTGTCTTGGACGGCAAAATTATCAACGAGCAAGGGCGGATGCCCGAGACAGTCGACTACGCCGAAAAGGTAGAACGGGCGCTGTTGGGCGAGCAGTACGACGCGTGCAAGGCGCTGTTCGCCGACAACGCCGCCGCGTGGGACAAGTTCCTCGCCGAGGTGCGCGACTACAACATGGTCGACGGCACCGAATCGGAGACTGACGCGGGAAAAGACGCGAGCGCACCGGCCGAGTAGTCGCCGTAGTCGAGGCGCACTGGCTCGCGATTCAGTGGGATTTCCAGAATGTGTTGGGAATCAACGCACTTGACTACTTCTTAGGTCTCCCCGGCCGCACCTGGACCCAGTTCCTGGAGCACTTCGACTCGATGTGTCAGGAACTGGGAACCCGGTGCTGGGAGAAAGCGGCCACCGATCCGCAGCTGCGCCGACGCGTCGAGGAAATGGACGCCGACCAGATCCGCGAGCTACGCGAACAGTCAACCAGCGAGCCGCATTACGGGTACACCCCGATCGTGCGCGAGCTGCGCAACCTGTGCGATCAGCTGATCGCAAACCGTGGGCAATCCGGTGGCGCCACTGCGCGCGATCTGAGTTTCATGCCCCGCCCCGAGATGGTGGGCGACTTGATCAACGAACGCGAATCCGAGCTAGTGCGTGCAGATCTCGACGAGACGATCGCCGAGGCACACGCCAGCTGGGAGCGCATGCAGTCCGACGAATGGGAGGTGTGGTGACCGTTTACCCGGCTGGTGATGCCTCGATCAACGTGCGGCCCAGCGTCCGCGACTTCCGTCGCGAGCTGGATGCCGATCTCAAGAAGATCGACGCCAAACTCGCCGTCGAGGTCACCCCCAACCTTGCTCAAGCACAAGCCGATCTAGCCCGGTGGCGCGAGCAAGAGGAGCGGCGCTCCAAGATCGGCGTCGATGTTCACCCGAACCTCGCGCAGGCGACAGCCGACCTGGCCCGGTTTCGCGCCAGGGAGGAAGCCGACGCGATCGACTTGCGCGTCAACATCGATCACGCCTCGATCAGAAGGGCAACGCGAGGCATCGAGGGGTTGACCTCGGCGGGTGCGAAACTATCTGCCCTCAAATGGAATGCGGGTGCGCTCGCCCTCGGCAGCCTGCCGGCCCTAGCGACGGGCCTGGCTACCGCGACGGGCGCCGCCCAAGAACTCGCGCAGGTAGCGATCGGGCTCCCCGCCATCTTCGCCGGGGTCGCATCGTCGGTCGGCACGGCGGCCATTGGCTTCAAGGGCATGGGCGAAACGCTCAAGCTGATGGACAAGGCCGAGACGACCGGTAAGGCCAAAGACATCGCGGCGGCCGCCAAGGCCCTGGAGAGTCTGGCCCCGGCAGCACAGGAAGTCACCAAGTCAACGTTTGCCCTGATCAAGGGACCATTCAAGGAACTGCAAAACCTCGTGGCGCAGAACATGTTCGACGGCATGTCTGCGGAGATGAACACGTTGGCCGACACGGCGATCCCCCGCCTGAAGGTCGGCCTAGGTGGCATCGCCACAGCGTGGAATCAGAACCTACGCCAGCTGACAAAGACGCTCGGCTCGGACTCCTCACGCGGACTGCTCGATCGCATCCTCGGCGACACCGCCAACGCACAATCGCGATTCACCAAGGCTATCGATCCCATCGTGCACGGGCTGGGCACGCTCACCGCTGGCGGAACGTCTTCACTGCCCCGACTCGCCGACGGAATCGGCAAGGCCGCAGAACGATTCGACCGATTCATCGCCGCAGCAGACGATCGCGGCGACCTCGACAAGTGGATCAACGACGGCATCACCGGCATGACCAACTTCGGCAACGCCCTGCTCAACGTGGGCAAGTCGCTGACCGCCATCACCCAGGCCGCCGGCGGCGGTGGCAGCTTCCTGGCATGGCTGGAGCGGGCTACCGGCCAGCTCGCCACATTCCTCAATAGCGCTGCCGGCCAAGAGAAACTGACTCGCTTCTTCGCTGAGGCCCGTGAGCAGCTGGAGAAGTGGGGCCCGGTCCTGCAAGGCCTTCCGGGGATATTCCAAGGTCTCTACGACGCAGCCAAGTCGTGGTCCGACCTGCTTTTGCCCGCGCTCGGAAAGATCTCGACCTACCTCGGTGAACATCCCGGCCTGATTCAAGCGGTCGCAACCGCCTTCATCGCGTGGAAGACCATCGACGGCGTTGCCTCGCTGGTGACAAGCCTGACCAGCGTCGCTGGGCTCCTCAAGAGCATTCCCGGACTACTGGGCACCGCCCAAGCGGCGGCGAGCACGGCGGGTGCGACCGCAAGTGCGGCGGCCGGCGGGACCTCCAGCATGGCCCCGGCCCTCGGTGTCGCCCTTGGTGTTCCGTTGGCGGCGTCATTGTTCATGGCCCAGGTCGGTGGGCCGAGCAAGCAAGAGGCCGACCTGACCAAGCGTGGCAATGAGAACTTCGAGGAACGCCTGGCCAAGTCGCCGTTCAAGACCGGTGGTCCCCTGCCCGCGCCGGGAACCCCGGCATACACCGAGATGCTCGAGCTGGCAGCCACGGGGCGCATCCCGGGAATCACCGCCAAGGACGGGCGCATCGTCGACGTTGGCGGCAACCCCATCCCCGGACTCAAGAACGGCGGCCCCACACCTTCCGGCAAGGGCCCCGGCCCGACCGGCGGCTGGCTAGCTGAGCTACACGACGACGAATGGGTGCTACCCGCGCCCGCCAGGGCCGCAATCGGCGACGAGGCACTCTGGGCGCTCACACAGGGCCGCTCATTCCTCGGCGGTGGGTACATCGACCCGAACGGCAACCCGGTCTCCCCCGGCGCCGCGCCCGGGCCCGGTTCTGCCGTGTCGGGTCTGGGTGACACATTCGGTAGCGCGCTTCTCGGCGGTCTCGGTCTGGGCGGTGGCCACGCCGGCAGCGCGGGCGGTCAGCGGATTACGCCCGGACTATGGGGCCTGGCGCAGGTCGGCTCGGACCCGGCTGGCCTGGAGGCGTGGGGCGGACAAACCGCCGAGTGGGCAGGCAAATTCGCGGCCAACACGCTGGGCAAGTTCGGATCCGCTCTATGGTCCGGTGCGCTGGGCATCTTCGGCCTGGAGAACTCCATTTTGTCGCCGAACAACGTGTACAACCAGGCGATTGCGAAGGCCGGCCAGTTCTACCTCGGCGACAGCGGACCATTCGCCAGCTCGGGCACCTCGGGCGATGGCACCGCAACCTCGCTGGCCGGCATGGGCACAACCTCGGCTGTATTACCGAACACCAACCGGCACGGTATGAGCGCGGCGGCGAACCGTCAATACGGCCGCTGGCCCGTCACACCGGCCGCCTCGCGTTCGCGCGCACCCAAGGGCACAGGAGCCGAACGCTGGCGCCCCATCGTGACGCGGGCACTGCAAGAGGTCGGTCCCCGGTACGGCATCACCAACATCCCGGCATGGGCCGACGCGCTCATTGGCCAGATCCAATTCGAGTCCGGTGGAAACGCCAACGCGTACAACGGCAACGACACCGACGGCAAGGGCGGGCGCCAAAAGGTCTACGGCCTCGGCCAGTTCCTCCCCTCGACGTTCAATGCGCACAACATCACCGGTGGTTCGATCAACAGCGGCGAGGCGCAGATCTACGCCATGATCGATTACGTCGCCACCAAATACGGGCAGAGCGGCGCCGGCGTCCCGAACTTCATCAACCAAGGCCACGGCTACGCCGACGGCGGCATGGTAGTGGGCCTGCCCGGCATCGACACCAACCCGGCGATGCTGACCCGCAAAGAGTGGGTCATCAAGGAGCCCAGCGCCAGCAAGTACGGCAGCGCCGCGATGGCATCGGTCAACGCTGGCACCGCCGCGATCATCCCCAACCCGCCGACCCCGCCCATGAGCGGCATGGCCGGCGGCATCAGCGGCGGCTCGCCTGTGCCCCTCTCACCGGTGCACCAGGCGCCCACCTCGGCAGCGGCGCCCGCACCGACGCCCACCCCGGCCGCGCCGCCGGCTTCCGCGCCGACTGCCCCGGCGCCGGCAGATACCGCCGCCACGGGCCCGAGTCCCGCCCCCGCAGCTGCCACCCGCCCGACGGTCGCGCCCGCACCCAGCTCGGACGACCACACCCTGCCCGCGCTCAAGCAAGGCATCACCGAGGGTGCAGCGGTCATCGGCGATCTGGCCGCCGCTGCACTGTCCTCCGGGGGCAGCATGGGCATGGGAGGCGGCGCGGCGGCCGGCGTGCTCGCCAAGGGCATGGCCACCCTCGGCGGTAAGGCCGCTGCTGGAGTCGCCAACGTCTTCTCATCGGCACTCGTGGGCAATCTCGGCGACAACACAACTGCGGGCGCATACGGCGCCCCGGTGCTCTCGGCGCCGCCGCAGCCCGCCCGACCCATCGACGCCCGAACCATGTTCGGCGACGTGTCCACCAACGACCCGCGCGATTTCGTCGAGCAGCAGCGGCTCCGCGAGCAGCAGCGCGAGCAATCGCTGAACAGCTATGTGTAGGGGAGACACGTGTCTCAATATCTGACGCTGGACATCATCGGCCGCACCGGCACCCCGTGGCGCGTGATGGGCCCTGGCCGTGGCCAACGGAACATCATCTTGTCCCCCAAGTGCATGCCGATCTTCGACCTTCCTGTCGAAACACGCTGGGTTACCAACTCATTCGGGCAGCGCTACCAGGACTACCGATTCAAGAAGCACACGTTTCCCCTGACGTTCGTGTCCTACCACTGCGATAAGTACACGTGGGCCAACGTCATTACCGAGTTCGGATGGGAATTCGACTTTGACGGAGAAACTATCCTCCGATTCACCGGGCCCGACGGTGTGCGCGACAAGTTCGTGCGCAAGGAATCGAATTCGACCGTCTTTCAGACGATGCAATGGGAGGGCCGAGACCCGTTCCTGACTGGCGCCGGTAGCGAGCAATTCACACTTTCAGCTGAATTGCCCTTCTATGTCGGCAAGCCCGTTGTGCAAGAGATGCATTCAGAAAATGCGCGTGGCTGGTTCGAGTTCGATTTCATCAACGAGGGCGACGTGCCCGACTGGGCTAGATGGACGCTCACCGAAGACGCCGACTGGGAAGTACCCGACAGCTCGTGGGGATCGCCGATGCTCGGCCGGCCCGAAGAGGACTACGGACGCACAGTACCCATCCCCGCTATCGACATCCGCGACGGCGGTCTTGAGGCCGACTCAGATCCGCGCCAACAGACCCTCATCTCCGAGAAAGCGACTCTCGTCCAAGGTCGTTGGAAAGGTCTAGATCTGCGCTACCCGCTACCGGCCGGCCTGCATGAGAAGGCCACCATCCGGTTCACGAACAACACCAACCCAGACGGTGCCCACTGCCGCCTGACCATCCCACAGTGGTACTCGCGCCCATTCTCCAAGCCGTTCAAGTTGGCGCGGTGAGCCGGCGATGATTGATGGCACCGCACTGCTCGATCGTATCGAGCGCAACGTCGCCAAGGTCCGGGCCGAACACGCCATGTACCGCATGCAGCAGAACGACATTGAGCTGTGGATCAACAAGCCCGACGGCGGCGCGGGCACCGATTTCCTGGGCCGCGTCTCGGATCAAGCCGTCATCAAACAGTCATGGCCGTGCCGCAAAAACGTTTCCTCGCAGGGCTATCTGGCGCTGCCGACCGAGCACATGATCGCCCGGTACGTGATGGCGCTGCCGAACAACCGCGAGGCGCTCAAGAACGTGGTGATCACCGTCTCGCGCTACAACGGCAAATGGCGCTGGTCGGGGCTGTTGCGCTACTGGAAACTGGAGCGCCGCAACGGCATTCTGTCGTTCGTCATCTTCTTTAACGATGACCTCCAGTACCTCCAGTATTTGCTCGTACCCCCGAACCCGGCCCTACCGTTGCCAATTTTCCAGTTCCCCAGGGAATTCTTCCTGTATGCGCCCCTGAAATGGGCAATCAGCATGACGATGCTGTTCCAATTCTTTCGGATACAAGGTCACCCATTCACGTTGCCGGACGACCCATTTGACCTCGCGCAATGGACATCGACAATCGACTGGTCGCAATGGCAATGCCACGTCAAGGCCTCACCGTTCCTGCTCGATGATTCGAGCCTGTGGGGTCCGATCGCCTCACGCATGAACGCCGCCGATGTGACGTTTGCCGACGCGCTCGACGACGCGCAGATGGTCATCACCTATCGCCGCATCCTGACCGCCCGGGGCGAGCGCGCCGACGGACTGCTCACCCCGAACGTGGCCAACGGTGCGTTGGTGTTCGAGGTACAGGACCGCTCCGGGTTCCACCTGTTCGGCGGCACGTTCCTCGATGGCACGATCGCGGCCGGATTCGCCCGCACCGCGATCACCTACGCGGACGGCTATTTCGAGGACATCCTCAACGTCGTCGCCGACGACGAGACCCTGGCGCCAGATTCCTACTACCAGAACGGATTCCTGGGCACACTCGCCGAATTCCCCTGGATATGCATCAACGACGACCAATGGCACGACTTCGATTCTGAGTTGTCGTGGTCGCCAGCGGGCCCGGTCTCGGTGGTGGTCGGTGGTGACAATCCGACCGCAGATGCTATCGCGCGCTTGGTGATTGAGTCCGTTGGAAACATGATTGGCTACTTTCTGCTGGGCGGGTTCTCCTCGGCCGGCGACATCGCGGCCGATGTCATCATGCCGTTCCTGGTCGGCACCATCGCCGCCTGGCTCGAATGGAAAAACATCGGCCGCACGCGCCAGCTCGGCTGGGTGCACCTGTTCGAGATGTACCAGTCAGGCGCCGAAAACAACGCATGGTCCGCGTCAGCCGAGGCCGCTATCCGGGGTGCGTTCACCGCAACCAAGGCCCAAACCGGCCACCGGATCAAGCTCGACGGCTCGCACTGGGTTATCCCTGGTCTGCACTTCGACACCGGCGACCGCATCGCCTCGACACACGCCGAGCTACTGCGGATTGGCATCGATGCGATGTTCGTCGATCAGGTCGAGGAAATGGTCAACGCGGGCGACAACAGCGCCGGTCAACCCCTGACCTGGGAAGTGGTCATTGGCCTGAACAAGGCCGCCATGAGCCAAGGCGAACGCAACGCGCGAGCCATCAAAAAGATGCTGGCCACGATTCAGAACATTGGAGTGCACCTCATCTCATGACCCAAGAACCCTTGCAAGAGCGCGTAGTCGAGGTATCCGACCGCGACACCACCGTGGCCAAACTCATCGACGCCCTGGCCGTGCTCAAGACCGGACGCAATAACGGCGAGGAAACCATCGGCCTGCTCGCCCCGATGCGCCGCGCGGCGGCCGAGGGTCTGGCAGATCTGGGGTTCCGGTTCGTCGAGGCGGTCGCGACACAGCGCGTCGTGCCGCCTAAGCCGAGCTGGCTCGGACCGCACGCGGTCGGGCACACAGCTGCGCTCGATCCCGAGGCCGCAGCCGCAGCCCTCGATGAGTTCCACCCGGACCTCGCCGAGCGGATCCGGGGCGCCAAGAGCGACGAGCAGCGCGCCGCCTTGCGCGCCGAATTGGCGCCGACCGTGACTGACACCCTGCGCACGGCGATCGATCTGGATACCGCCGTGGGAGACCTACGCACACAAGGCCGTCACGACACCGCCAAGGCACGCGAGCGCGCCGAGGCCCAACAGCGCGGAGAAGAGGAACCATGCTAGGTGCCAAGACCAGGCTCGACACCCTCGTGTTGTCCGAGGGGCAGACGTGGGTCGCATCGTTTTTCCCCGAGCCCGGTACCGCGTTCGGCCCCGGCACGACGGCCGAGTGCATCCTCACCGATCCGGCCGGGGTGGTGCTGGCCACCTGGACCCCGGCAGCGGTCAGCGACATGCGTATCGATTTCATCGTTCAGCCCGACGAGCACGACGCGATTCCGCACGGCGCCTACTACCGCGTGGTCGCGCATCTGCCCGCGTCGGGACCGCGCCCCCCGATCGACCGCAACCTTTCGCGCGGCAGTGTGGTGCGTGACGATAACCCCAGTCCCCTTGCCGCCCCACGCAAGACCGAGATAGCGCTCACGTACATCGATCAGCCCGACCTGGCCGCCGGGGTGAATCCGAACTGGGTGCGCGTCGGCGGGTGGGGCAAGCTCAAGGTCTGGGACAACTCCGCACAGCACCTACCGCCCGGGTTGGCCGCCGACTTCATTCTGTTCGACAAGACGGCGGCGCGCTGGCGTGGTCAGGTGGCCACCGATGCGGTCAAGCTGGAGGTCTCCACCATCCTCGGGTTGGTCAACGCCGGCAAGACGACGGTCGGTGTCTGCTCGAACCAACACATGACCTCATGGGTCGGGTTCCAGATGGAAACCGGCGCGGTGAACAACCGACTGAGCATCGTCACCGCCACCGGCCCCACGTCCTACAACCTGGTCGCCAGCGTGAACAACGTGCTGCACGACAACGATCGCTACACCCTGATCTATGACCCGATCGCCGATAAGTACCTGGCGTACAAGTCCTCTGATTTCAGCGCGCCGGTGCTGCAATGGACCGACGAGGATCACTCGACACCGCACGGTAACGGCTACCGGTATCCGTGCGTGCTGTTTGAATCCTCCCTGCTGAGTACCGGCGTGCAGCTGGGTGGCTGGGCGGTCAAGGACAACTAGGTGACAACCCCAAGCGGCCCCGGGGGTTTCAACCCCACCGACCGATTCGGCGTCACCGGCACCGACGGCTCTGTCGGCGATCTCGTACTGCGAACCCAACCGACGATCGTCGGGATACTCAAGGAACGCGCCAAGGCCAGCCCCGGATGGACGCCGCTTAACCAGCAGTTCGTGCAGGCCCTTGTCCACTGGCTCGGTGACCTGTTCAACCTGCCCGATGCGGTCGAGCAGGATCTCATCGACTTCTTTACCGGCAAATGGGACTTGCTCGAAGCGATCCGCAAGGCGCTACAAGGCATCGACCTAACCAACCCCGGCGCCGTGCTCAACGCCATTCTGGAGGCCGCCGGCAAGGCGCTTGGCTTCCCGGGTGTGCTCTCAATCTCCCGAATCGCCAACATCATTCAAGACTTGATCAACGGCGCGGGCGAGTTCCTAACCGCCGAGAGTGTCGAAGACAACCCGTTCTTTCAATGGGATTCGGTGATGCCCGGGTTCATCTCGGGTGGCTCGATCCGCGCGAGCGCCAACGGCACGCAGCAGGTATTGCGCACCGAGCCTTTCCAGGTATTCCCCGGCCAAACACTGGAACTGCGCGCGGCCTCGCAATGGACCGGCGCCAGCGCCACCCCCGGATCAAACCCGGTCAAGGTCGGATTCACCCCGTTCGATGAGGCGGGCAATCCGCTGGCCGATGTCATTCGCGGCACCTTGCAACCCTCCGGTGATCATGGCTGGCAATGGGTTCCAGTACAAGAGAAATGGCCGGTGCCCACCGGAGTCAAGTACGTCTCGCAGCTGCTCATTCTCGATAGCGGCGCGACCGCTGGAACCTTCCGATTCTCCAATGCCTCGGCGTGGGCGTCGAACCTGCTGGACCTACGGTTGGTCAAGGACCTGCGCGAAATGGTCGATGCTGTTGGGGGAGCGGTCAATTCCGGTGTGCACGACATTGAAGAGCGCTTGCAGGCGATCACCGCTGACGGCAAGATCACCGCGACCGAGATTGTCGGCCTGATTCAGCAGGCCCAAGTCTCGGGTCTGGTGATCATCCAAACGGTTCTCAATCAGATCCGCGACGTTGTCAACGGCAACGTGGTCACGCCCATCAACAATATCGTGCAGGACTTCATCGCCTGGTTTGGCTTGAATCAGAACAAGACTCAGAAGCTCACCAGCGGTGGCTACTTGAGCACATCCGATGTAGTCGGCAATTTCGATATGAGCCGGGTCGATGATCTTGTCGATAACCTCGGCAACATCCTGTCCGGGGTCAAGGACGGCGCCGACGGCGTGGGCACTGGCACCACGGGCGCTATCGGGGATCGCATCAATCAGGCCAAGGACTCGCTACTGGCGCTGCTGGGCCTGTCGCAAGACGCGCTCAAGAGCGCTATCGCCGCACAGACCACGTTGCAAGAGCAGGAGACCGAGCAGAACACCGGCGACGGCAACAGCTACAGTTTCGTGTTCTCCGGGGCAGACGGGGCCGCGCTGAATGCGACCGATTGGACCACCGGCCCCACGCCCGGCGATATCACCATCAGGGGCGACTCGGGATATGCGGGCGTCAAGAACGGCAACCCTGACGGGTACTACTTCGCCAGCCCCAACTACACCTATGCCAGCGACGGACAGTCGGCCTCATTCGTGCTCGGCAACACCCAAAACGGAAACTACTACTCCGGGGTGTTCATTCGCTGCAACGCCGATCGCACCACCGGCGCCTACTGCCTGGCCAAAGAGGGCGAGGTCCTCGTCGGCAAGTTCACCCGCTCGGGCACCAGCTGGACGTTCGCCACACCGATGACCTTTCAAGGCGGGCTGTCATCGGTCAAACAGGGCGCCCGTATCGAAATCCGTTGCAGCGGCAACAACTTCTTTGTCCGCGTGAACGGCAAGCCGGTCACCTCAGCGACCGATGTCGCGGGCGCCATCGCAACCGGCCCGGACTATCGATACGCCATGTTCTGTGTTCAGCGGGCAACGTCGTGGTTCACCTATGACTCCTACCGCATCGCAGCATTCGCGATGTCCGATTACAGCCCCTCGGGAGGTAGTGCCACCTTGTCGAACGCGTGGAGCCTAACCCGCTCGTCCACATCGGGTTTCACCTATACCGACCCCATCACCTCAGCGGGCCTGCTACCGGCGTCGTTTTTCACCTTCACCGACTACGCCAATGGCGTCACCATCACCGACCTTGGCCGGGGCGCGGTGACCGTGGACCAAGCCGGGCTCTACAAGCTGGCAACCACGTGTCGCCCGTACTCGGCCAAGGGGCCGGTGACCCCGCATTGGTGCCTGTACCGCAACGATGTTCAGGTCACCGGAGCTATCGGCCCCGGCGCCGAATTCGAGATCCTGCTCAACGCGGGCGACAAGATTCAACCCGCCCTGATCGTTGTCGATTACGACGTGCGCTCTAACGGCTCCACCGGCTCGGAGACCGTTGTCTCGCGCACCATCACCCAAGTATTCGGCGTGGCCTCCTTCACGGGCCGAAAACTCATCTGACACCACAGGAGAACTCACCGATGACCTCACCGCAAGCACCAGCCACCGTCGATGATGACGAGGATCTGATAGACCCTCCGGCCCCCTCGCCCACCCCAGATCCGCCAGCACCGGAACTGCGGCAGGAACCGCCCACGCCACCGCAGACGCCAACCACGCCCGAGCCAAGCACCACATTCACCATGCCCGAGCTGCCCGGAATCACTTTCGCCGTAATCCGCGGCGGACTAGATCACGAGGGTAAGACCAACCCCGCCAACTGGATTGAAATCACCGGCACCGATGACGGTGGAAACATGGTCTCTCGAGTGGGGTTCGCGGGGCCGTAAGTGTCCTGGTCGCCCAACCCGAGCATCCCACCACGGCGCTCGGGCGGTACATGGTCGCCCAATCCGGCGGTGCCACCACCGGCAGGCAACGGCGCGTGGTCGTGGGTACCGCGCGTCACCGCGACCGACACCAACATTGGCTTAGACTCCGCGACCCTGCTAGCCCACCTTCTTGCCACCGAGACCGCGACCGGCGCCGACAGTGCCGCACTACTGGCCCACTTGGCCGGCCGCGAGGACGGACTCGGGTTCGACGCGGCCATGCTGCTCGCCCATCTCACGGGTACGGACACAGGTATCGGCGGTGACTCGGCGGCGGCCGTGCTCAAGTACTACGGCAGCGGTACCGACAGCGGAATCGGCTACGACAGCGCAGCAATGCTCGCCCACCTCACCGGCCAAGAGTTCGGGCAAGGCCATGACACCGCGACCCTGCTAGCGCACCTGACCGGATTCGACACCGGCTCCGGATACGACAGCGGCACCGCCGTGTTCAGCCCGCACGCACCCGAGACCCAATCGTGGTCAGCGCCGGGGACCATCACCTACAACATCCCGTCCTGGTGCCGGTACATCGACATCGTGCTGGTCGGCGGCGGCAACGGCGGCGGTGGTGGATTCGCCGGATTCATCACAGGTGGCGGCGGCAACGCGGGCAACTGGTCACACGTCACCCTCGAACGCGGCGTAGACATTCCCTGGTCGGCCACCTCGATCACATTCGTCATCCCGGCAGCCACACCCGGTGGCACACAGGGCAACAAGGGTGCTGGCGGCGGCACCGTCACCGCCTCAGTCGCCGGGTCCGGATGGGCCGGGCTGTCGGCGACCGGAGGCACCGGAGACCAATTCGGATCCACCCGCAACGGCGCCTCGCCGGGCACCCACACCTACAACGGCGAGCCCTACGTCGGCGGTGCGGTGCAGACCACCAGCCAGGCCGCAGGAAACCCGCCCGGTGGCGGCGGTAACGGCGGCACCGGAAACGCCTTCAACGGCAACCAGGGCGGCGCCGGGGCTCCAGGCGGGGCCTGGGCACGCGCCTACCAGTAATCACACAACAGGAGGACGCATGGGCGCCAACTCAGCGCATCAAATCGATATCTGCAACAAGATCGCAGCGGCGGGAAACACCATCAAGGCATGCAGCGGTGACCCTGGCACCGGCACCAGTGCTGCAAACGTGATCGCCTCAACGCCAGCATCATTCAACACCACCTGGCCCGCAGCCACAGACGGTGCGGGCGCAGACGCCGGATACGCGGTCTCGCTCGGATCAGCGGGCACATTGCAGATCCCGGCCTCCACGGTGGTCAGTCACTACGCCATCTTCAACGGCTCCACCTATCTGCGCGGCCGCGCACTCGATACCCCAATCACCGTGGGCGCCAGCCCCGTAAACATCGACATCACTCCCAAGACCCGCTACAAGGGCGGCCAATGATGCGCCAGCCGCTCGCCGTGGCCGCCCTGTGCCTCACAGTGTTCGGCGCCGCATTTCGCCTCGGCTGGTGGGCATCTGACCAGCTTTCGTCCTACGCCCAAGAAATCGACCCACGTATCGAAAAGGAGTACACCCGATGAGCTTTCGCACTGTGAACGGCAACACCCATACCGAGGACGGCTGGCGGTGCTGCAATCGGGATGAATGCGACATCGTGCGCATACCCGAGCTGTACCTCGTCGATACCGCACCGCTGCGCAAGGGCGCGCCGCTGACCATCCTCGGCGCCTGGTTGTACTGGTATGACCGCAACGTCGAAGAGATCACCTCCCCGGTCTGGGGGTGGTCGGCCACCAACGATGTCCTCGGCACTCCGGGTCGCAATGACGGCTCTAATCACTTGTCGGGCACCGCTGTTGACGTGATGGCACCCAAATACCCATGGCAGCAGTACACGATGAACGCCGCCACACAGGCCAAGGTCCGCAAGGGCCTGGCGCTGTTCGAGGGCTCCGTCTTCTGGGGACGTGACTGGTCGCGCCCCGACGAGATGCACTACCAGATGGCCTGGCCCGAGGGCGACAAACGCAATGACGCGTTCGCCGCCAAGCTGCGCGCCGGATACCTCGGCATCTACGCCCCTGCACAGCCTCCAGCGCCCGTGCAGAAACGTTTCCCGCAAGACCTTTCCGACCGCGAGCTGCTGGAGTACATCGCCGAACAACTCGGACCGGGACACCCTGACTGGGCATCAAAGGGAATGACGCTGCGCGACAAGGTGTGGTCCAAGTGATCCGCATCGGCGACCGCAACCAGGCCGTCCGGCAGTGGCGCGCCGTGATGAACGACCGATACGGGCCGCTCTACACCCGGCTACTAGGACCGCTGCCCCGCGACACCGACGAGTTCGGTCCGCGCGCCGCGTCCTGGGCAGCCGAGTACCAGCGCCGCACCGGCCAGATACCCACCGGGCAGGTGTCCGACGACGACCTGCGCGCGTTGGGCATTGCGCTCCCGGCCCCACCCGAAGGCCGCCACCTCGGGCTGATGTTCCGGGGCACCGGAGGCATCATCGGCCAGGACTACGTATCTCGTGTTATGCAGGCCGTGGCCAACCTCGTTGAAGAGGTACACCCCGAGTTCGCCGCGACCATGGGTGGTCTGCCGGTCGGCGCCGCTGGCGGTCCGGGCGATATTTCGATGGCCAAGGCCGTGGACATCGCCGAGGCCGACGCACAACGCATCTTCCTGGAGCGCTACCGGATCAACCCCAACATCAGGGTCGTCATCGGCGGGTACTCGGCGGGCGCCGTCGCGGGCGCCCGGTTCCGCGCGTGGCTGCTGGAGCACTATCCGAACAACTACCTGTGCTCATTCAGCATCGGCGATCCCACCCGGCCCTACGGTGGCAGCTACTACGGTGGCCCCGTCCTTGCTGGACAGGTCATCTCGTCGTGGCGGTTCGGCGATGTCAAGGACTACCGGCACTGCTGGCTCACCGAGCCTGGCGATATGTACGGCAACATTCCCCTCGGTGTGGTCGGGGACATCATGGACGACTGTTTCGACATGGTGACAGCGTTTCAGCTCTCGGATCCACTCGGGGCCGCTGGCGCCATCCTGCCGAAAATCCCCGAGATCGCCACCAAGGCCTTGGGTATCGAGCTGCCCGCCGTATTCGGCTCCCTCTCTGGCGGCCCGGCCGGCATTGCAGCCATCGGCCTGCCGCTGGTCATGGGCGGGCTACAGGGCCTACTTGGGTGGGGCGATGTCAACAAGCTGACCGGCCCGGCCGCCGCAGCACAGGCCGCGATCATCGCTCTGCGGTTCGTCACCGCCAATCCCCCGACAGCGCCACACATTCAGTACGAATTCCGTGAAGTGTGGCCCGGCCAAACCTATCTCGGCCTGGCCATCCAGCACGTGCGCGACTGGTGCACCCGCACCCCCGCCATAGCCGCGTAACCACCACCCCTCGAAAGGATCTCGAAATGCCCAACGACAACGTACGGTTGGCAATTCACGCAACCGCGCTGCTGACCTTCCTAATCGCCGTGGTGGTACTCGTGGCCCTCGGCAAGCTCGCTGGCCCCGACGGGCTGACGTGGATTCTCACTGGCGCCGGTCTGATCACTGCCGGGCTGTCCACAACCAAGATGATTCAGGACCGGCGCGGCGGTGGGCCGGACGGGTCGGCTCAGTGATCCTGCCACCGGTACCGATCACCGAATGGCCCCCATTGCCTCCGCTGGCCCGCGACGGCTGGGAACTGGCCACCTGGATTGTCATCGCCCTCGTCGTGCTCGTCCTCGGGATATACCGCAAGGATCTTCGCGCCGTGCTCCACCAGGTCAAGAACAGCCACGAGACCAACCTCCGCGACGACGTGGACGGCGTTGGCGACCGACTCGACGACGTGCTCGACCGGCTCGAAGAGTTCGGGCGCGACCTACGCGGAATGCGCTCCGACATCGGCGGCCTACGCGGTGAACTGAGAGAAGAACGCAAGGACCGCTTGGCATTTGAGCACCAGGTGACAGAGAAGCTGCGCGGCTCAAACTAGCCGGACAACAGGGTGCCCCCGCTCAAACATACTGAGCGGGGGCACCTTTCGGCGTTTCTACGCCTTGCTGGATTGACAGTCTGGCACGACGTGATCATTGGTGACCGAGTGCAGATACCAGACGTTATTTACTTGTGCCAGCTCAAATGTTGCCTCCGACGCTGCCGGGGCTTGGACTTGAGGGTCGTTGACTGTCCGCTGCGTGACGGACGTGTACGTGTAGCAGATGACCAGTGTTGCGGTGGACGCATTCAACGCAGTCGCGGATGTGGCGGCGAGATTCAAAGGGCCGGTTGGGTAACTTTCGACTTCATCAGTTTCTTTGTTGCGGCCCACCGTCCCCAGTGAGCGCACATCTTCAAAGAGCGCGTTCCGTGCCGCCCCATCCAACTGTGGATCAACGATAGCCACGTACCGACGGTAGCTGGGACTGCCCTGCCCCGGTGCTCGGTAGCCTTCCACGGCTGGCCATATGTCCTTGGTGAGCCTGGTGACTACCCCGTCGGTGTCCGGTGTGGAAATAGTAGACGTGCTAGCGGCGGGCGTTGCCTCGGGCGCGTTCGTTGCGGTGCAGCCCGCCACCATTGCAACGAACAACAGTGACGCGAAAAGCCTTGTTAGTGTCACGGATTGAGCCTCAGCACATCGGTTATCCGCCCATCCCTGTTTGCATTGTCGATGCGCACCGGCACCCCCGAGTAGGGCGCGTCAAGCATGAAGCCATTGCCGACATAGATACCCGTATGTTCGGTACCGCCATTGAAGAAAACGAGAATATCGCCGACCTGGGCCTTGGAGCTGATCTGCGCGGACGGGATCTGCACTGCGTCAGGCACTTTGGTCAAGTGTTTGCTTATGTCGATGCGATCGGTACCCGAACCGAGTTCCTTGCCGTCTGGCCTCTCGAATACGTCAACACCCGCGCCTTGCTGGAACGAGTAACGAACCAAACCGCCGCAATCGAATCCAGTTCGATTCCAGTCCTGATGATCGTCAGCGCCACCGCCGTTGTCCCCATGGCCCTTTGACGGTCCGTTCACATCGGTGTTGCCACCCCACGCGTAAGACACGCCTTGTGAACGGCCAGCGGCCCCGATGGCGCGCAATGACTTATCGCTGACGGCCTCCGGCTTCGGCAACGCCATGGGGGCACCGATGGCACGCTGTGTTCCGTCCGCGTTCTTGCCCGATAGGTAGTCTTTCCATGCCTGGTCGCGGGCCGGACCGGGGCCAACGTTTTGATCATATCCGGGCGGGTTATCGGCCATAGGGATCGTCTTGCCGGGGATCATGGTCGGCTTGGCCCCGTTGGGGTACGGGGGGTTTCCATCGGCGCCGCCGATCGGCCCGGAGGCAAGGATCGACGGGTCAGAGGGCTTAGGGGCGGGCTGTCCGACGTGCGGCCCATCGGCCACGGCACCGCCCGGTGTAGTGATGGCCTTGAGCGCGTCGGCGATTTCTTGGTCAACCACATCGGCTTTGCGTAGCAGCGCTTTCATCTCGTCTTCGAGCTGTTGTTTCGCCGAGGCGCCCTGGAGATCTCCGCTCGCGCCGCTTATGGAGCCGTCATCGTTCAGCTTCCAGTGCTGCAAGTTGCCGTTTTTGTCGTAGGTGCCGTTGCCCTCAATGGTCGATTTGAGGTATCGGTACTTGGCCTTGATGCCGAGCACCTCGTCATACAGGGGCCGCAGCTTGTCGGCAACGGCCTTGGCTTGGCGCCCTTGGTCATCCAGATCGACCCGCAGCTTGTTGTGGTACCTGTGCCACGCCTCGGCAGTCAAACCACCCCAACTAGACAGGTTGGCCTGCACCCCGTCGAGGGTGTCGCCGAGCTTCACATGCGATTTGTGAATGCCGTCCATGGTGCCGATGACATTCTGCAAACCCTCCACACTCCAGTGTTCAATATTGGAGCACTTCGCCACGGTCAGCCCTGCCCGTACGAGTCAGCGTTCAGGTCATCCATCGCAACCACTTGGCCGGTGAACTCCTGCATCCCCACACCGTGCTCGGCGAGGTGCTTGTGCAGCACCCGCGTCTGATCAGCCAAGGCCGCGTGCGCCGCCTCCAGCGCCCCTTGGGTCTGGCCCCACATCTGCGGCACCGCGGACTCGAGTACGCCGTGGTGCGCGCTGTGCTCGGACTTGGATTCCTCGACAGCATCGAGCAGCCGATTGGACTGACGCATCATCGGGTCCGGGTGAAGCTCGAACGAGTGCGACATACTGCCCCCTCAGTGGTTGCTGTTGGGGGCAATATACGTGCGCAACCTGGTGTCCGCTACCCCCGGATCAGGAAACTGCCAAGTTGCCGACAGACTCGGTCTCGGCAAGGAATGCGATCAGTCGGTCGGCCCTGCTGCTGCCGTGGAAGTGGCGCGGCTCGCGTGCGAGTGTCTGGCCGTCGGCCCACAAGATCGTGCCGTCCGGTGCGTACATGACGCTGACCCATGACGGGGTGCCGGGGCGCCGGTAGATGCAGTGCTCACCAACGTTATTCCAGATCCAGCCGTGTACGCGAGCGGCGAGATCGACGCGCTGCTGGCCGGTCACCAGCTGTATCCCACGATCTCGACTCTCGCGCCGCACCCGCAACGCACAAGATGCGTGCGCGCGGGCTCGGCGACGAGTGTTTCAGCGTTCGTCGGGGTGATCATGTGACCGTCCCGTCTGTGGTGGTCGCACGCTTGCGGGTACTCGCCTTCTTGGTCTTCGGCGACGCGCACAGTCGAGAGGCGAGCGCATCGACTCCCACGGCTCCGCGACGCGCGGAGTATCCGAGGTAGACCATTGTGGTGGACAGGCTTTGATGCCCGAGTGCTTCTTGTATGTAGCGGATGTCTACGCCCGCTTCAAGCAATGCCGTGGCGAATCTGTGGCGCAGCGTGTGCAGGGTGTAGGGAAGTTTGAGGTTTGCCAAGAACTCCGAGGACACCACTGACACGTAATTCGGGGTGACCGGCCCGCCTTCCGGCCGGCGGAACATCGGACCGGGCTGGCTCATCTGGTTGCTCAGGCGCTCCAGGACAATCGGAGGCACCCGCACGATGCGTTGCTTGCCGCCCTTGCCATGCACAGTCAGGAACGCGCCGCCTCTCTGGTCGGGGCGGAAATCGGTGCGCTCCATCACCGCGATCTCTCCGGCGCGAAGACCGCAATACCCCGCCAGTAGCAGCCAGGCATGCATATCTGAGCCCGGCAATGCAGCCATCAGCGCCAGGTCCAGATGATCCTCGGCAATCGGACGCGGCAAGCGGCGCTTGATCTTCGGCTGCACCAGGTCGGCGGACGGGTCGGTTGCAATGAGTTTGGCTTTGTGAGCCCATCGGTAGAACGCGCACACATGGCTTGTGTAGGTCTGAATGCTCGACGCGGACACCGTCAACGACCGCTGCCAGGCTTCGAGCTGTTCCGGAGTTGCCTCCAGTAGAGAGGTGTCGCCAAGCCAGCGGACCAACCGGTCTACCTGGCCGAGCCGGTGCTCGATGGTCTTCGGGGTGAAGTTGCGAAGCTGTAGATATGCTGTGAAAGCGGTGAGCGCTGACGCCGAGCCGAGTGTGTTTTCCAT